GCCCTGGAACTGGGTGCCGCGGCCCACCGAGACAGCCAGTCAAGCCGCATAGGCCGCGGTATCAATGGCGTGGTTACCGAATATCTCGTGGGCTTTCCGGTTCAGGCCACGTGTCGCGGCTGCGGCACGCTGAACCAGGCGCAATCTCCCGCGCGCTGAGGCGCGCATCTTACCAATTTCCTGAAATCGCAGAGACGCACGACGTCCTGACCTGGCCACGACAAGGCGCTGGACGCCTGGCCGCAAGGCAGGCGTCCAATGTCCATCGCGTGGCACGAGATCCGTGATCACCTCATGTTGTCTTCTTCAACTCTCAACTTTCAAAGGAACTTCGAAGCGCTTCGTCGCAACAGCGAACCGCTCGCGCATTTCGCTGATCCCGCCGCTTTGCTGGACACGCTGCATGTCGGTTGCCGTGCGCCAGACGACAAAAACCGGTTGCTGGTTGCACTGGTCGCGGCCGCGCAGTCCGGCGGCGCGGTCTCCGATTGTGCCCTGACGCTGATGCTGCTGGCGCTCTGGCCGGGGCTGGATGCCGTTCGGCGCAGATCGATCTGGCGCAGGATCGGCACCGGCGACGAGGTTGCATCCGAAATCCTGGCCCGGGCGTCCGAGGCCATTCGGGGTCTGGATATGCAGCGCGTCAATTGGATCGCGGCAACCATTCTGCGGAACATCGAGCGGGACCTGATCAGAACGCGTCAACGCAAGGACAGGCACCAGAGCCTGCGCAGCGAGGCCGATCCCGACGAAATCCCAACTGACGATCAGGCGTCAGCCAACGCCAGCTCTGCACTGCTCCACCGCGATCTCGTCCGCATCGTCGGCAAGGATTCTGATCTGGTGATCCGCGTGGCCGTCGACGGGTTCTCGCAGGCTGAGGTCGCATCCGAGATGGGGCTATCCGAGGCGGCGACGCGCAAACGCTATCAGCGGGCAACCCGGCGTCTGCGCGACGCCCTGCAAGAATTTCGCTGACCGGATGTCCCGATCCCTGCCGCGCGGTGGCTTTTCCCATTCAGACGCCACCGCGCGCCCCACTCAAACCGAAAGTCGACCAGCATGATCCGCAAAGCCGACCTCCTGTCCGCAGACCTCACGCGCATCCCCGGCCTCTACCGCCGCTGGGAGCTGCCGGAAATCCTGAAGAACCAGCGTGCATACCGCATCGAGAATGCCGGGTCCCATCAGGACGGGACGCCCCTCGTGGCGGTCTACGCCGACGCCGACACGGGTCAGCCGGACGACCTGCACAACGCATCAATCACTGACGCCGAAGCGGCCTCGGCCCCTGCTGGGACGATGTCGCGTCGGCCTGAGTAGAGGCGAAAGGAGGAGATCATGATCATGGGAACCACACCCTTCATCACGGTCCGCGCCAGCCGACCGCTTTCCGAGATCCAGTTCTGTGCCTGGGTGGCGCAGGCCGTTCCCGGCGACCGGCTCGAATACCATCGCGGCTTTCTGGTGCTCGACATCTTCCCTGTTTTTTCAGGGTTGTCGGATGCGGTGCGGGCCGAGTTGGGCAGGCTTGGATCGCGGGCCTTCTGGGCCGCTGAACTGGGTCTCGTGCATCTCGTGCAGGAGCGCATAGGCCCGGATCAGTTCGCCTACATCGCCGTCGCCCGACCCAAGCCGAAGGCCGCTGCCGTCTCGCTGTCCGAGCTACTGCTCGCGGAACAGGGGCAGCCCTGCGACGCCGCCGGTTCGAGTGGCAGGGCTGCCGCGTGATGCCTGCATTCCAATCCTTTTTCACCGATCACGGAGACCATTTCATGCCATTCCCCGAGAACACACCTACGCTGGACGATCTGCCGTCCCTCAGCGCCGCTGAGATCGCAGCCCTGCCGGTCGAGCTGCTGGCAATCCTGCAGCGCGAGATCGACGAGCGCCTGAAGCGCGACAAGGCCGCCAAGACCCGCTTCGATGCTGGACTGGCCGTTCGCTACGCCACTCGCGCCACCGAGGAACGCCAAGCCGCAGGCAAAGACACCGGCACCGTCCGGTTCGACGACGGCGATTTTACCGTGGTGGCTGATCTGCCGAAGCGGGTCGGTTGGGACCAGGACCGACTGGCCGACATGGTCGCGCGGATCCGCGCTGCCGGGGACGACCCGGCCGAATACGTCGATCTCGCCTACAAGGTGCCGGAGCGCAAATACGCCGCCTGGCCCGAGGCCATCCGGCAGGGTTTCGAGCATGCGCGCACCGTCCGGCCCGGCACGCTGAAGGTCGAGATCCTCGCGCAGGAGGCCGACCAGTGAGCCTCCCCATCATCAGCGCCGACCAGCGGCTGGCCGAGCCGCGCGGCATCAAGGGCTGCATCTTAGGGAAAAGTGGAATTGGGAAAACCTCCCTTCTGTGGACCCTCGATCCCAAGCTCACGCTGTTCATGGATCTCGAAGCGGGCGATCTGGCCATCGAAGGCTGGACGGGCGACAGCATCCGGCCGCGCACATGGGCGGAATGCCGGGATTTCGCGGTGTTCATCGGCGGGCCCAACCCGGCGCTGCGCGACGAGCAGCCCTATAGCCCGGCCCATTACAAGGCGGTCTGCGACCGTTTTGGCGATCCGACAGCACTGGACCGCTACGACACGATCTTCGTGGACTCGATCACCGTCGCGGGACGGCTGTGCTTCGGGTGGTGCAAGGGCCAGCCAGAGGCGCTGTCGGAGAAGACCGGCAAGCCAGACGTCCGGGGTGCCTACGGCCTGCACGGCCGCGAGATGATCGGCTGGCTCACCCATCTGCAGCACACGCGCGCCAAGAACGTCTGGTTCGTCGGGATCCTTGACGAGAAGCTCGACGACTTCAATCGCAAGGTGTTTCAGCCGCAAATCGATGGCTCCAAGACCGGCTTAGAGCTGCCGGGGATCGTCGATGAAGTGATCACCATGGCTGAGCTGAAGGCCGACGGCGGCGATCCGTATCGCGCCTTCGTTTGCCAGACGATCAACCCCTGGAACTTTCCGGCCAAGGATCGCTCCGGTCGCCTGGCCCAAGTCGAAGAACCCCATCTCGGCCGCCTGATGGCGAAAATCCGAACGCCCACGACCCCGGCGTCGGATCGCCTGACCTATGCCCCGCCACCCGCCGACCCGGCCGATGCCGACCAATCCCAACCGCAATCCTGATCAGAAAAAGGAGGTTCCCCATGGGTTCCTGGAACGATTTCAACGACGCGCAGAGCAACACCAACCTCATCCCCAAGGGCACTCTGGCCAAGGTGCGCCTGACCATCCGCCCGGGCGGCTTCGATGATGCCTCGCAGGGCTGGACCGGTGGCTATGCCACCCGCGGCTCCACCGGGGCTGTCTATCTCAACGGTGAGTTCACCGTGACCGAGGGGCAATATGCCCGGCGCAAGATCTTCACGCTGATCGGGCTCTACAGCCCGAAGGGGCCCGACTGGACCAACATGGGCCGCAGCCTGGTGCGCGGCATGCTGAACTCGGCGCGCGGGATTTCCGACAAGGACATGTCGGCCAAGGCGCAGGCCGCGCGGCGCATCAGCGGCTTTGCCGATCTCGACGGGATCGAGTTCATCGCCCGCATCGACATCGGCACCGACGCCAGCGGTGACGACAAGAACGAGATCCGCAGCGCCGTCACGCCTGACCATCGCGACTATGCGCAGGTCATGGGAACGGCGCCGGTGGTGACGGCACCATCGGGAGCTCCAGGCTTTGCCTCTGCTGCGCATCAAACGGCGTACGAGGCACAAGCACCGGCTCCGCATGGGCGACCTTCGTGGGCGGACTGACTATGCCGATGCCTGCGATCAACATGACAGGACAGAGGTTTGGCCTTTTGACAGTGGTGGAGCGCTTCGGCGCTTCACCGAGACCAAAATGGCTGTGCCGCTGTAAATGTGGAAGGCTGACCATCAAGGATGGCAGCCGTTTGCGCAGAGGGACCGTCAAGAGTTGTGGTTGCGCGACCCGGGTCCTCATTGCGGCTTCACGGCGGACCCACGGGATGACCGGACATCGGCTCGAGAACATTCGTCGTGGGATGTTGGCACGGTGCCACAATCCCAACAGCAAGGATTTCCCGCGCTACGGCGCGCGCGGAATTCGCGTTTGTCGACAATGGCGGGAGAAGCCGGTCCAGTTCTACGGCTGGGCTCTGGCGCACGGCTATGCGGATGATCTCAGCATAGACCGGATTGATCCGCGCGGCGGCTATTCATCTCACAATTGCCGTTGGATTCCGCTCTCCGAAAATGTGGCGCGGGCCAATCGAGCCAGGCGGCAGAGGGCCGCGTGAGCCATGTCGCGCAAATCCTATCCGCGCCCAAGGCGGCTTCGGATCGACCGAGCGTTGATCGCCTCTGGCATCCGCGCCCGCTGCTCTGTGCCGTCTGCACATCCCGAACACGGGGTTTCGGCTGGTTCGATCCCAACCGGCCGCGCGCTCACCGTAACCGCCGCTGGTTCTGCTCAATGGGCTGCCAGGCGGCTTTCACACTCAAAGCTCGGAAAGGATTGAGCATGGTCGATTTTACGAAAGAGGAAACGCAGGCGCTGCCTGCCGTGATGCGCGCGCTCGGCCCAGAGATGGAGCGTATCGGTTGGGACCGGCCGCTGGCCCAGCTGACCCAGAACGACATGCATCGTCTGATCGTGATCACCGTCGAAGCGTTCCGCGTCAAGATGGCGGAGATTGCGCTCGAAGATGAGATCCCGTTCTGATGCTGAATTTCAACCCGCGTCCCTCCATGGCCGAGCGGATCAACACTCTGGTCGATGCAGCCCTCATCGCCGAGCGCGAGGCCACGCCGCCCCGGACCTATCTCGGCGCGTCCCGTCTGGGACACGCCTGCGAACGCGCGCTGCAATTCGAGTTTGCCGGTGCGCCGAAGGATGAGGGTGCCGATTTCAGCGGGCAGACGCTCCGGATCTTCGCGATTGGTCATCAACTCGAGGATCTGGCGATCCGCTGGCTGCGGGCCGCTGGGATCGATCTGGTCACCCAGAAACGCGATGGTGGCCAGTTCGGCTTTTCCGTCGCGGGTGGTCGCATCCGGGGCCATGTCGACGGGATCATTGCCTCAGCCCCGGCGGCGCTTGGCATGCGTGTTCCCGCGCTCTGGGAATGCAAGACCATGAACGCGAAGAACTGGCGGGCCTGCGTCAAGGACGGCGTCACGATTTCCAAGCCTGTCTATGCCGCCCAGATCGCAATCTACCAAGCCTACATGGAACCCTCGGTGCCGAAAATTTCGACGGCACCGGCGCTGTTCACGGCGATCAACAAGGACACCGCCGAGCTGCACCATGAGCTGGTGCCCTTCGATGCCGACCTGGCGCAGCGCATGTCCGACCGCGCAGTGCGGATCCTGCAGGCCACCGACGCAGGTGAACTGCTGCCGCGCATCGCGGCCAATCGCGACTTCTTCGAATGCCGGTTCTGCGCCCACGCCGAGCGGTGTTGGGAGGTGAGCGGCGTCTCTGGAAACGCTCCAGTGGAGCGTTTCAGCCGCGAACGGGCGGAGCCCTGAGCATGACCGACGAGCCCACCGATCCATCAGATCCCGACCAGGACACACCCATGCGCCACGACGCAACGCCAGAAACGCCAAAGGAAAACATCGTCCATTTCAACCCGTGGCGCGATTTCAACGACGCCGCGCCGCAAGCCGATCCTTTCGGCGACGAGCCCGATCCCGAACAGATCGCCCAGTTCATGCAGGTCGTCTTCGGCTATTGCGATGGCCTGATCCCGGTCCGCAGTTTCATCGACAAGGGTCAGGGCATCGATGGCCGCCCGCATAACATCTGGCTCGATGCCGACCTGGCCGCGCCGGAGAAGATGGCGACCTTCGCCACATGGGCGTCGCGGGAAGGCGCAGCGGTCTACGTGATCCCCGGCACCGTGGCCGCACCCGGTCAGGCCAAGGCCGCGGAAATCCTGCAGATGCAAACCGTCGTGGTCGATCTCGACACCGGTGACATCGCTGCCAAGCGCACCCATCTGGAGCGCCATCTCGGCGCACCGACCATGGTGGTGGAAAGCGGTGGTATGACACCTGAGGGGCAGCGCAAAGCCCACATCTGGTGGATGCTGTCCGAGCCCGCCGAGGGCGACGACATCGCCCGTGTCTGCCGTCTGCGCGGCGACATCGCGGCCAAGGTCGGTGGCGACATGCATTTCCGCTCCGCCCACCAGCCAATCCGGGTCGCGGGTTCAGTCTATTACAAGAATAGTCTCAAGACGCAGGTGCGGATCGTCGAGCTGAATGCCGACCGCGAACGCGATCTGGCCGAGTTCGTAGAGGCTGTGACCGACATGCCGCCCGCGCCGGGCGTGTCCCTGCAACCCGAGTTCAGCCATCCTGACAAGCCCGCCATGGACAATGTGCTGGTGACCCCGGTGCGCGAGGGCGCGCAGGACGATTGGTCCCGCTTCGCGGGGGCATCAGCGGCAATCGGTCATTTCATCCGCATGGTCCACGAGGGCCGGATGACAAAGGACGAGGGTTGGGAAGGTATCTGCGGCTACAACGCCGCGATGTTGCGGCCCCAGTGGCCAGTGGAACGGCTCAAGCGCGAGTCCGAGCGGCTCTGGGAGCGGCATGTCGAGAAATACGGACCGCCCCTGATCCGACTGGATTCCGGCGCACCGGGCCCCGTCGAGATGCCCGCCTTCACGCTCGGCGCGCTGCTGGACGACCAAAGCCCTATGCCGGAGGACATCATCGCACCGCGGGTGTTGACGCCGGGCGGGCTTCTGGTGCTGGGCGGCGCGCCGAAGGTCGGTAAGAGCGATCTGCTGATCTCGTGGCTCGTCCACATGGCCGCTGGCGTGCCGTTCCTCGGCTTCACGCCGCCACGGCCGCTTCGGATTTTCTATCTGCAGGCCGAGATCCAATATCACTATCTGCGCGAACGCTTGAAGCAGATCGCCCTGCCGCCAGAGGTGTTGGCCGCTGCGAGGGAAACCTTCGTAGCAACGCCGAAGCTGAAGATGCTGCTCGACAATGAGGGCAGCGTTCAGGTTGCCCGCGCCGTGCAAACCGCGTTCCCGGAGGCTCCAGTGGACATCCTCTGCGTCGACCCGATCCGGAACCTCTTTGACGGCGGTCCCGATGGTGGCGGCGAAAACGACAACACCGCCATGATGTTTTTCCTGAAGGAAAGGGTCGAGGTTCTGCGCGACCACATCGACCCCGACTGCGGGGTTATCCTGATCCATCACACCAAGAAGCTCAGCAAGCAGCAGGTGAAGGACGATCCCTTCCTCGCGCTCTCCGGCGCCAGTGCCCTGCGCGGCTTCTACACCTCCGGCCTGATCCTGCATCGGCCCGACGAAGACTGTCCGCAACGAAAACTGGAGATCGAGCTGCGCAATGGACCCGCGCTGCCGCCCAAGGTGATCGACAAGGTCGCTGGCCAATGGGTCGAGATCAACCCGATGAACGAACGCCTCGTCCGCCAGGAGGTCGGCGCGAAACATGATGCCGAGCGGGACCGAAAGGGCGAGGTGATCTGCGGCCTGCTGTACCATGAGGCCCTTCAGGGTCGGATGTACACGATGACCCATTTCGCGGAGACCTTCGAGAACACCGGGGGTCTTGGCGGGCAATCGATCATCCGCGAACGCCTGAACGTGCTGACCACGAAAGGCTACGTGAAGTTCGTTCGCGGGGCCGCTGCGACTGCGCTGGATCTGGCGACCGAGCGGAACAAATACGGCTATCTCTGCGTCGAGACCATGCGTCTGGCGACCAGCCTGGAGCATGTCGATCCCGACACCGGAGAGGTCACACCGGAGCTGATCGATGTCCTGCCCAGCCACTATAAATGCCCACAGACCGGTGCCGTTCTGCCCGTCGAAAATCCGTCCGTCTGGGTCTATCGCGAGGTGGAGGACGCATGATGAAACACGCCGTTTTGTCCTCCGAAATCTGGGTGCAGAATTCCGAAATCTGGCCAGATTTTGCAAAATCTGAAATCCTGGCGAAATCTGGAATCTGGCTTTTTCCATTTGGTTTCAGGGGCTTGGAAGGTCCTTTCCAGATTTTGGAAGGGGGTTTCCGAAATCTGCTCCGAAATCTGGATTTGCTCAACAAAATCAGTGGCCTGTGCCAGATTTCAGATTTCAGAAAAGTCCCCCCTAAAGGGGTAGGTGTCCTCCCCGCTACAGGCGGGGAGAGCCACCACCTACCCCTGGGCAATTCCTCGGGTCGAAGTCTGACCCGTTCCATCCCTCGAGCAGCCAATCACAAAAGGAGAAAGCCCATGGCGGACCAGACCATGACCAACCCCAATCAGAACGCCGTCCAGAACGTGCCACCTGCGTTTACCCGCCAGCGCACCTTGCTCGCGCTCGATCTCGGCACGACAACAGGCTGGGCCCTGCATGGCGCCGATGGGCTGATCACCAGCGGCACCGCATCCTTCCGCAATGGACGGTTCGATGGCGGTGGGATGCGATACCTGCGCTTCACGAACTGGCTGGGTGAGCTGGAGCGGTTGTCCGGTCCTATCGCCGCCATCTGGTTCGAGGAAGTCCGCCGCCACGCGGGCACCGACGCAGCCCATGTCTTTGGCGGCCTCATGGCCAGTTTGACCAGTTGGGCTGAATTGCGGGGCATCCCTTATCAGGGCGTCCCCGTCGGCACCATCAAGAAACACGCAACTGGAAAGGGCAATGCGCCGAAACAGGCCATGATTGACGCGGCGCGCGCCCGAGGTTTCAGCCCTGCCGACGACAATGAGGCTGACGCCATCGCCATCCTGTTCTGGGCGATTGAAACGAATGGAGGTTTGGCATGATGGATTTCAACGCAGAATGGCGCACAATTCCAGATTGGCCGGAATATGAAATCTCCGAGGATGGTCATGTACGGCGGGCGCTTGCCGGCAAAGGCACGCGCGCTGGTCGCCCGCTCAAGCCATGGACAAACTCGCAGAACCAGTATCTCTACGTTCAGCTTTGGCGGAATAATCGAAAGAAAAGCATTCCAGTTCATCGACTTGTCGCAAAGGCATTTCTCGGACAACCACCTACGAAACGTCACGTGGTTGCCCATTGCGACGGCAGTCGTGACGGCAACCAACCTTGGAACCTGCGTTGGGCAACGCAACGTGAGAACATGGCGGACACAGTCCTACATGGCACGCACAATCGTGGTTCAAGGAATGGCCAGTCGAAGCTCGATGAAGTCTGCGTACTCGCCATCCGCAAGATGCATGCCTTGGGCATTCCAAGACGGGAAGCAGCCAGCGGTTTCGGTGTCTCTCGCCAGACAGTTGATGACATCATCAACGGCAAGCGGTGGGGGCATTTCCAATGACCGGAATGCGCTTCACGCCCAAGGGTTATGGCGGCCATCGCCGTCAGCCCGATGAGGTCAAACGCGACGGCTGGAAAGAGCAAGGCCTGCTGGCCGTCGCCATCGACGATGACCGGTTGACCTGGCCCGAACGCGAACTGGTGCGGCAGCTTGGCGAACGCCTGTACGGCAAACAAAACCGGGAGGTGCGCCATGACTGAGTGGACCACAGCGCGCGTGGAGGACCGGCTGGAGAGTGCGGCCGACGTCTTCCGCACCTTGCCCGGCGTCATGCCGCAGGGCTTCTTCAACGCATGGCCCGAGTATTTCCACAGCTTCGCGGACAAGGTTGGTCAGGAGCCGCAGATGCGGCGGCCCCGGCCGGGACCGCGCCAGATCTCTGAGGCCGAGGAGGCATTGCTCTGGTTGCGCTGGCTGGAACGGGATGATGCCCGGATCGTCTGGCTGCGGGCCGAACGCACGCCGTGGAAGCGGATCTGCTGGGAGATGGGGATCAGCCGCCCGGCGGCCAACCGCCATTGGCAATACGGCCTGGCGCTGATCACTTGGCGGCTCAATGGTCGCGTGCCGCCTTCAAAGCGGTCACGGCGTTTCGTGGTCGAGAACGCGAACAACCTGTCAAGAAAAATCGTCCTGTGACAGAATTTTCAGTGAGACATCGCAACGGGTTACAGTTTCCGGCTGAGAGGCTACAAATTGGATATACTCGGGAGAGGAGCGCGCAGGCAGAGGCCTCGCAGCTGGCTTCCGGGGTCCGGCGAAGGGTCCAGCCGGGGTCCAATCGGCTAACGCATTGAATTCTTGGTTCCTTCTGGGCCACTTTCGTATGCTGGCGGGCGAAGCGCGCAATATCGCCAGCGACAGGGCCGGTTTTTTGGGAAGCCACCCCGGCGGGCATCCACCCGCAATCTTCTGAAAACCACAACAAAACAAACTCTTGGAACCGGACACCCCGGCGGCCGCTGGACCCTTTGCGGAGTCCAGGCTGGCTCCCGGTGTCCGGAGTCCAGGGTATCCACCCCATTGAGGCGAACCGACATCATGACGCTCAGCTTTGCCCCGGACGCGATCGAGACCTGGCCGCTGGCCAAGCTCCAGCCTTATGCAAAAAACGCAAAGGCGCATGGCGCGGACCAGGTCGCGAAGATCGCGGCGAGCATGGCCGAGTTCGGCTGGACGGTGCCGTGCCTCGTCGCGGACGACGGCGAGTTGATCGCGGGCCATGGCCGGGTGCTGGCGGCGGCGCAACTCGGGCTAACCGAAGCGCCGGTGATCGTTCTTGGCCATCTGACCGAGGCGCAGCGGCGCGCTTATCGGATCGCGGATAATAAGCTCACGGAACTCGGCACTTGGGATGAAGCTCTGCTGTCGGCCGAGCTCAACGACCTGCTCGCCGAGGATTACGACCTGTCGCTGGTCGGCTTCTCAGATGGCGAGCGGGCGATCCTGTTTGCGACCGATCCGCCGTATCTTGTCGATTACGATGGCTCGAACCATCCGACGCGGAACAAGGACTGGTCGGCATCCTACGGCACGACCTGGGACGACAGTTCGCAGGGCGCGGAACTCTACGACGGCTTCATCGCGGCGGCAGTGGCGGAAGCCATCGCCGAGAATGCCGCCTGGTATTGCTGGCACGCCTCGCGGCGTCAGGCGATGCTGGAAGCCTGCTGGGAGAAGGCTGGGGCCTTCGTCCACCAGCAGATCATCTGGGTGAAGGACCGCGGGGTCCTAACCCGGTCGCACTACCTCTGGAAACACGAACCCTGCTTCATGGGTTGGCGCCGCCCCAACCGCCCGCCGAAGGTGGCCGAGGAAACGCTGCCGTCCACATGGGCGCTGCCGAGCTTTGCCAAGGAGGACCGGCCCGATCATCCGACGCCGAAACCGCTCGACGCGTTCGGCATTCCGATGCGGCAGCACGTGGCGCGCGGCGGTCTCTGCTACGAGCCGTTCTGCGGCTCCGGCTCGCAGATCATGGCCGGTGAAGCCAATGGTCGCCGCGTCTTCGCGATGGAAATCAGTCCGGCCTACATCGACGTTGCCGTCGAACGCTGGCAGGCCGACACGGGGCGCGAGGTGATCCTGGACGGTGATGGCCGGACCTTCGCTCAGGTTAGAACTGAGCGGTTGGGTGAAAACGCTAACGTCCCCGCCGATGTCCCGGCCGCAAACGGCGAACCCGGGTCCGCCCGCGACCGCAAATCCGCAGCCTGAGGCAATGCATGACCTGGCTCTACCTTCCTCCGGGCGCACTTCCGGAACTGAAGACGCATGCCTGTTCGGCCTCTCTCTGTGTTCCGGCGCAGGCGGCATCGACCTCGGGCTCACCATTGCCATCCCCGGATATCGAACTGTGGGCCATGTCGAACGGGAAACCTTCGCCGCAGCCACTCTCGTGGCGCGGATGGAAGACGCGGCCCTGGATCCGGCACCTGTCTGGGACGACGTTGCCAGCTTCGACGGCCGCCCTTGGCGCGGCGCGGTGGACATCGTCACTGCGGGATATCCGTGCCAGCCGTTTTCGGTTGCGGGCAAACGCCTTGGTACCGAAGATCCACGCCACCTCTGGCCGCACGTCGCCCGGATCATCGGTGAATGCGAGCCGCCCTTCGTCTTCCTCGAGAATGTCGCCCATCATCTGCGCCTCGGCTTCCCCGAAGTCGCCAGCGGACTGGTCGGCATGGGCTACCGCCTTGCGGCGGGCCTCTTTACAGCGGCGGAAGTCGGTGCGCCCCACAAACGCGAGCGGCTGTTCATCCTCGCCATCCGCGAAGGCTGCGAGCTGGCCGACCCCGCGCGCTTGCTCTGGAACCCGCTCGAGTGGCGGCAACCGGACGGAGATGCTGCGAATGTGGCCGACGCCGAGGGCAAGTGCGAACGAGAACCGGCAGACGAAACCAACGCCCTCGCAAGAAGCAGGCAAGCATGGGATGAACCTGGCAACGAGTGCAGCGATGTGGCCGACGCCGCAGTCCGACAGCTTCCGGAGCCGGGGCGGAGACCGGAAACACGAGAAGGGTCTGGACGGCATGGCGCGGGACTGGCCGACGCCGATGGCGAACGATGGCTGCAAACCGAGCGCGGGCAACCGCAAGACGGCCGATCTGACCTATGCCAGCCGCATCTGGATGACGCCGACGGCGCGCGATCACAAGGACGGGGCGACAACATTGGCGAACACGCCAGTGAACGGCCTGCTTGGCCGCCAGGTCCTGGCGACGCAGGTGGCTGGGAGCGATATCTCCGAGCAGCGCCGGACCTTGAACCCGCTGTTCGTCGAGGCGCTGATGGGTTGGCCCACCGGGTGGACAGGCTTCGCCTCTGTGGCAACGGCGTGGTCCCCTTGGTTGCGGCGTATGCGCTGCGAACTCTCGCGGCTGAACTGCTGGCCGATGGATAAGGCGGCGGGATGAAGCAGTCGCGCCTCATGTCGCTGTTCGAGTCCGTCGCCAACGTATTTGTCGGCTACGGCGTGGCAGTCGTGACGCAGATCCTGATCTTCCCGATCTTCGGGCTGCACACGACGCTGGCGCAGAACCTGAAAATGGGCGCGATCTTCACCGTGGTAGCGATAGCGCGGTCCTTCGCGCTGCGCCGCTTGTTCGAGGCGATCCGGATGCGAAACGCCAAATGAGAAACCGCCGCCCCTAGGAGACGGCGGTCATCTGTGAATTGGACCGTGTGCGTCAGTCGCGGATAGCGTAGACGCGGCCTCGTCCATCAATCTTTTCCGAGGTGATCGTCAGGCCGAGCTTCTTTTTCAGCGCGCCGGACATTGCCCCCCTCGCGGTGTGAGCTTGCCAATCGAGTGCGGCCACGATTTCCTCGATGGTCGCGCCACTCTCGGCGCGCAGCATGGCGATCAGCTTGGCCTGCTTCGTACCCTCGCGCGGTGTGCGCATCTTGGGTGCGGAGTCCTCGGCCGGAGTGGTCTCCGCGCTGTCAGTCTCGATGCCAATGGCGGCAAGCCCTGCGTCGGTGGCAATCAGCGTGACGCCGTGACCGTCGCCCGTCTCGCGCCAGACGGGTTCACCGTTGCGCATGTCGGCGTCGACCTCTTCGAGGAAGCCTTTTGCGAGCATCGCGCTGACCACTTTGGCGGCGGCCCCGCCGCGCAGGTTGTCAGGCAGCGGCAGGGCAATGCGGTCCTCGGTCTGGGCCGCGCGGGACAGGATGATTGTCTGGGTGTCGGAAAGCTTGGTCATGGGGTCGTCTCCGTGTTCGGACCGCGACCGTCGCGGTCTTCTACGACCCCAAGCCGCGCAACGGCGCGGCCGGAGTTCGGGGTGGGTTCCCAAGGTCAGATCAAGGCGAGGTCCTTCAGGCAGGCGGCCGCATCAATCAGCTGATTGGTCGGCACCTCGATGGTGATGGTCATGCTGTCAGCGTAGGCGCGGACATAAACGCCGCCGTCGTCCATCAGGGCGCTTTCGATTTCGTCGAGGACAGTGGTGATACGGCTTCGGTCGAAGTGATCGGGTAGCTTGCGGATCGGCATTCGGATGGTGCTGGTTTCCATGGTGCTCACTCCGCGTGCTCGCCTTCGCTGAAGGCGCTGTCGGTGATGCGCTTCAGGAGGCTGGCGTAATGCTCAAGGGTGCCGACCATCGCCCAGCCCGCCTCGTCGGGGTGGCAGTTGAAATGGTCGTCGCTGAGGCTCTGGAGCCGGGCGAGCATCTCGTCGATCTCGGCCTTCTTGCCGATGAAGGCGTTGAGCGCTGCTTCCTTGTTCCGCGCAGCCTTCTCGGCGCGAAGTTGGTGGCGGGGCGTTGTCTGGGGGTTCAGGCGGGTCATAGTGGCGGCTCCGTGGTGAGTTGCATCGTTTTCGTGGAACCAAGTTCGCTCTGGTGCGGAGGCTTATCAACTACATAAGCACATGATTTTGAATGATAATCGGAGCTTTTCATGGAGGGTCTGAGCGAGCGCCAATACGCCGCCCGCGTCGGTCTCTCACGCGGAGCTATCCAGAAGGCCAAGGCAACGGGACGCGTGGTTCTGCATTCCGATGGCAGTATCGACGCGGAGGCGAGCGATGCGCTGCGAGCGCAGGCAACCGACCCGTCGAAAACCCGCAAGGCACCGACGCCGAAGCTCAAACCCGTCCCGGAGGCGGCGGTCTCAGCTGTCGGCGAAACGCTGCGCGAACAGGGAATGTCTGCCCCGCCAGTGGGGGGCGGGACCACCTTCCTGCAGGCCAAGACGGCCAACGAGGTGCTGAAGGCGCAGGAACGCCGCCTCCGCCTGCAGAAGCTGAAAGGCGAACTGATCGACCGCGCCCGCGCGCTGTCGCTGGTGTTTCGGCTGGCGCGGCAGGAGCGCGACATCTGGGTCAACTGGCCCGCTCGCGCGGCAGCGCTGATGGCGGCCGATTTAGGCGTCGAGCCCGCCGCGATGCAGAAGGTTCTGGAGAAACATGTCCGCGCCCAACTCGACGACCTTGCCGAGGTCAAACCTGATCTCAGATGAGGATTTCGAGGGCGCGACCGAAATCCTGCGCGCCTGGGGCGCTGGCCTCACGCCCGATCCGGACCTGACGGTCTCGGAATGGGCGGATCGGCACCGCATGCTGTCGGGCCGGGCTTCGGCCGAACCGGGCCGGTATCGCACGGCCCGCACACCCTACATGGGCGAGATCATGGATCGGCTGAGCCCGGGTGATCCGACACAGCGGATCGTCTTCATGAAGGCCGCGCAGGTCGGTGCCACCGAGGCCGGGAACAACTGGATCGGCTTTGCCATCCACCAGGCGCCGGGGCCAATGCTCGCGGTCCAGCCAACGGTGGAACTGGCCAAGCGCAACTCGCGCCAGCGGATCGACCCGCTGATCGACGAAAGCCCGGAGCTGCGGGAGCGGGTCAAACCGGCGCGCTCGCGGGACGCGGGCAATACGATGCTGTCGAAGGAATTCGCAGGCGGCATCCTGATCATGACCGGTGCGAACTCGGCGGTAGGTCTCCGCTCGACCCCGGCGCGGTACATCTTCCTCGATGAGGTCGATGCCTATCCGGCCTCGGCCGACGAGGAAGGCGATCCGGTCACCCTGGCCGAAGCACGATCATTGACCTTTGCCCATAGGCGCAAGGTGTTCCTGGTCTCGACGCCGACCATTCGGGGGATGAGTCGGATCGAACGTGACTACGAGGCCAGTGACCAACGCCGGTTCTTCGTACCATGTCCGCATTGTCAGCAGATGCAGTGGCTGAAGTTCGAACGGCTCCGCTGGGAAAAGGGACAGCCGGAAACGGCAGAATACCACTGTGAGGGTTGTGAGACACCCATCGCCGAACACCACAAGACGGCAATGCTGGAAGCGGGCGAATGGCGCGCAACCGCCACGGCGGCCGATCCCAATACCGTGGGCTATCACCTTTCGGCGCTTTACTCGCCGATTGGCTGGCTCAGTTGGGAGCGGATCGTGCGGGCCTGGGACGCGGCGCAAGGCTCGGACGAGGCGATCAAGGCGTTCCGCAACACGATCCTCGGCGAGACATGGGTCGAGACGGGGGAAGCGCCGGACTGGCAGAGGCTCTACGACCGGCGCGAACGCTGGAAACCGGGCAATGTCCCCGCGGGCGGGCTGTTCCTGACCGCCGGGGCCGACGTGCAGAAGGATCGGATCGAGGTCGATGTCTGGGCCTGGGGCCGAGGTCTGGAAAGCTGGCTCGTCGATCACATCGTCATCGAAGGTGGGCCCGACCGGCATGAGGCTTGGGGCGAGTTGACCGACCTGCTCGGTCGAACGTGGCCGCATGAACGCGGCGCGCATCTGAAGATTGCGAGGCTCGCGATCGACACCGGCTACGAGGCCCCCGCCGTCTATGGCTGGTCCCGGGCGCAAGGGTTCGCGCAGGTCGCGCCGGTAAAAGGCGTCGAAGGCTTCAACCGCGCGAGCCCGGTGTCAGGGCCGACCTATGTGGACGCGACCGAAGGTGGCAAGCGGCTGCGCCGCGGCGCTCGCCTCTGGACCGTGGCGGTGTCCACCTTCAAAGCCGAGACCTATCGGTTTCTGCGGCTGGAACGACCGACCGACGAAGAACGCGCCGACGGCGCGGCATTCTCACCCGGCACGGTCCACCTGCCGCATTGGGTTGAGAATGAATGGCTGAAGCAGTTCGTGGCCGAGCAGCTGGTCACCGTGCGCACGAAACGCGGCTTCGCCCGGCTGGAATGGCAGAAGCTGCGCGAGCGCAACGAGGCGCTGGATTGCCGGGTCTATGCCCGCGCCGCTGCATGGATCGCGGGGGCCGATCGCTGGACCGACGAGAAATGGCGCGATCTCGAGGATCAACTTGGGGTCGCCGACAGCTCTGCGGATCCCGCCGGGCAGATCAACAGGCAAACGCAGACGTCGCAAGGCAAGCGCCGCTCCGACTGGCTTGGACGGCGTGGAGGATGGTTTTGACATGACCCACTGGACGGAAGCCGAGCTTTCGGCGCTGCGCCGTGCCTATGCCAGCGGCACGACGCGCGTCAGCTATGACGGCAAGTCGGTCGATTACGGCTCGGCCGAGGATCTGCTCGCCCGTATCCGCACCATCGAGCGCGCGATCGCGGGCGTCGGCCGACCGCTGCCGGTGGCTGGGCTCGCGGGCTTCTCGCGTGGGGATCGCTGATGTCGGCGAACTGGTTTGACCATGCGATTGCCTCGGTGGCACCGCGCACGGCGGCCCGCCGCGTGCTGGCCCGGCAGGCGTTCGAGACCCTGACGCGGGGTTATGATGGCGCGGCCAAAGGGCGGCGGACGGAGGGGTGGCGTGCGCCGGGAACTTCCGCCGACACCGAAGTCGGCATCGCCGGGGCGCTCCTGCGGGACAGGATGCGCGATCTGGTGCGCAACAACCCGCATGCGGCCAAGGCCGTGGCGGTGCTGGTGAACAACATCGTCGGCGCGGGCATCATGCCGCGCGCCGCCAGCGGCAATGACACGCTGGACCGCAAGGTAGATGCACTCTTCGCCCGGTGGTCGGACGCCGCTGACGCGGACGGCCAGCTCGACTTCTATGGTCTGCAAACCCTGATCTGCCGCGAAATGGTAGAAGCGGGTGAAGTCCTGGTGCGCCGGCGTCTGCGCCGGGCGAGCGACGGTCTGCCCGTCCCGCTTCAACTACAGGCGCTGGAGGCCGACTTCCTCGACGCCACGAAATCCGGCGCCATGGGCGCGGGACGTCTGGTCCAAGGCATCGAGTTCGACCCGGTCGGCAAGCGCCGGGCCTATTGGCTGCACGCCGAACATCCGGGCGATGCCTATGGCGCGATGCAGAACGGTCTGCAGAGCCGCCCGGTGCCGGCCAGCGAGATCGCCCATGTGTATGAGAAGCAGCGCACACAGGCGCGCGGCGTGCCCTGGGGCGCGCCGGTGATCCGCAGCTTGCGCGATCTTGACGACTATGAGGTTGCCGAACTGGTCCGAAAGAAAACTGAGGCCTGCGTGACCGCCATCGTCTTCGGCGATGACGAGGCGCAGCAGGGCATCGCGCCCTCTGTGGTCGATGCCGATGGCAACCGGGTCGAGCAGTTCGAACCGGGCCTTATCGCCTATGCGCGCGGGGGCAAGGATATCCGGTTCAACCAGCCGTCGGCCACCGGCGGCTATGGCGAATACAAGCGGGCCAGCCTGCACACCATCTCGGCCGGGTTCCGGGTGCCTTACGAGCTGCTCACTGGGGATCTCAGCCAGGTCAACTATTCCTCGATCCGGGCGGGGCTCGTCGAGTTCCGCCGCCAGATCGACGCGGTGCAGTGGCAGCTGTTCATCCCGATGTTCTGCGCGCCGGTCTGGCGCTGGTTCACCGAGGCCGCATGGGCGGCGGGTCAGATCCCGTCGCCGGATGTGCCGGTCGAATGGTCGCCGCCGAAGTTCGAGGCGGTCGATCCGCAGAAGGATGCGATGGCGAACCTGCTGTCGATCCGGTCCGGCACCATGACGCTGGCCGAGGTGATCGCCCGGCAGGGCCGGAACCCCGACGCGGTGCTGGCCGAAATCGCCGCCACAAACGCCAAGCTCGATGCCCTCGGGCTGGTGCTCGACAGTGATCCGCGCCGCGTCACCAAGACCGGAAGCGCCCAAACAAGCGATCCGGCGAACGATCCCGCCGACGACGACACGGCCAATGACCTCGCGAGCGATCCGGCTGACGATTCCGATACGGACGCGGCGCGGCCCGACGCCGACCAACAGGACTGAAACACATGGACACGATGATCGAACTGCCGGCCCTGCGCCGGTCGGCGGAGCTTGCGCCGAACTCAGCCGATACCGACGCCCGCACCGTCGAGGTGATCTGGTCGGCGGGGGCGCGCGTTCGTCGGTCGACCCTGTTCGGCGAGCCTTATGACGAGGAACTCAGCCTAGATCCAACCCATGTGCGGCTTGACCGGCTAAACGCAGGCGCACCGTTCCTGAAGGTGCACGAGGTCGACACGCTCGACGCCGTGATAGGCTCGGTCGTGCCGGGCTCGGCCCGCGTCGAAAACGGCCGCGGTATCGCGCAGGTCCGCATCTCTGAACGCGCAGATGTCGAACCGATCTGGCGGGACATTCAGGCAGGGCACATCCGCGCAGTGTCCATCGGCTATCAGGTCCACCGCTTCGAGGTCTCGAAACCCGAAGCCGCCCGCGAGCTTTGGCGCGCCGTCGACTGGACGCCCTTCGAGGTGTCCGCCGTGCCGGTCGGGGCAGATCCCGCCGCAGGGTTTCGCGCCCAATCCGACCTTGCAACTTGCGTCCTTCATCGCCGGGACGTCCCACCAATTAACACAGGAGCCATCCCGATGACGGACAAATCCAGCGCCCCGGCCGCAGAGGCCAAAGACCAGCCCAGCGACACCAATGCTGCCGAGGACACCACCATGCTTGAGCCGAAAACGCCTGCACCCGATCCGAAGGTCGCAGCAAACGAAACCCGCACCCAACCGAAGGTGCAGAAGCCCGACACCCCGGTCGCACCTGATACCGAAGCTGTCGCGACCCGGGCCCGTGAGGGCGAGCGCGACCGCGTGTCCACGATCTACGATCTGGCGGGCCGTCTGAACCTCGAGCGCAGCTTTGCCGAGGATCTGGTCAAGCGCGGTACCGATATCGGTGAGGCCCGCCGCCTGATCCTCGATCAGGTCGCCGCAAAATCCGAGGAAACTCGCACCTTCAGCCAGGTGTCGATCCCGCTGGGCGGCCGTGACGAGCAGATCACCCGCCGTGACGCCGTGGCCAACGCACTCCTGCACCGCTACAGCCCGACACTGTTCCAGCTTGAAGACGCCGCCCGCCAGTATCGCGGCATGACGCTGATGGAGCTGGCCCGCGAAAGCCTCGGCAATGTGGGTGTGAACACCCGCGGCCTGTCGCGTGATGAGGTGGCGACGCGTGCCCTGCATTCGACGTCGGACTTCCCCGAGATCCTCTCGGCCGTCACCAACAAGACGCTGCGGCAAGCCTACGAGGCTTATCCCCGGACCTTCATGCTGTTCTGCCGCCAGGTGCTCGCGACCGACTTCAAGGCCATGCACCGGGTCCAGCTCGGCGAAGCCCCGCAGCTTCTGGAAGTCGGCGAAAGTGGTGAGTTCAAGCGCGGCACGCTCGGCGAGAGCAAGGAGAGCTACAAGGTCAAGACCTATGGCCGGGTTGTCGCGATTACCCGCCAGACGCTGATCAACGACGATCTCGACGCCTTCACCCGGATCCCTGCGATGTACGGCAATTCCATCGCACAGCTGGAATCCGACGTCGTCTGGGGCGTCATCACCGCCAACCCGGCGATGGCCGACGGCAACGCGCTGTTCCACACCACCCACAAGAACCTCGCAGGGACCGGCGCGGCGCTGGCGGTCGATGCTGTGGGCGCGGCGCGAGCGGCGTTGGCCAAGCAGACCGGGCTCGACAAGAAAACGGTGCTGAACGTGCGGCCCGCGTTCCTGATTGTGCCTGCTTCGTTGGAACTGAAGGCGGAGCAGATGGTCGCCCAGAACCTCGTGCCCGCCGCGACCGCAAACGTCGTGCCACAATCGATCCGGACCCTCGCGCCGATCAGCGAGCCCCGGCTTGACGCCGCCAGCGAGACCGCCTGGTATCTGGCGGCCAGCCCGAACCAGATCGACACCATCGAATACGCCTATCTCGAGGGTCAGCAGGGCGCATACATCGAGACGCGCAACGGCTTTGACGTCGACGGCGTCGAGATCAAGTGCCGCCTCGACTTCGGTGCCAAGGCCATCGACTGGCGCGGCCTTTACAAGAACCCGGGGGCATAAACCGGGCAATCCCTGACATTTCACCTCTGACGGGCGGTCCAATCGGGCCGCCTGTTCTTGTTTGCAAAGGATCCCGCAATGAAGAACTACGTCCAGCCCGGCAACATCATCACCCTGACCGCGCCCTATGCCGTGACCTCCGGCGACGGCCTGCTCGTCGGCTCCATCTTCGGCATCGCATCCGCAGACGCAGCCCTGAACGATCCCGTGGAGGCCGCGCTGACCGGCGTGTTCGACCTCACCAAGGTTGGCTCGCAGGCCTGGACCGTCGGCGCGAAGGTCTATTGGGACGACACCAACAAGCGCACCACAAGCGTGGCCACATCGAACACGTTGATCGGCGTTGCCACCGAAGCCGTTGCTGGCGGAGCCGGTGACACTGTGGGGCGCGTCCGTTTGAACGCCGCGTTCTGATGACAGCGTTGGCCGCCGTGGTTGATGCGCTGTTCGCCGATCCAAATATCGGGCGAGAAGCGGTTTATACCTCCGATGGCGGCGCACCCGTGCTGGTGCGCGTCGTGTCCCGGCAGGCGGATGCGATCACAGACTTCGGCGATGCACGGCTCTGGTCCGAGACCACTCGTATCGACCTGCGCGTGGCTGATATCGCGAACCCGCGCCCCGGCGACCGCTTGGAGATCGACGGGGACGCGTTCCTTATCCAAGGTGAGCCCGTCCGCGACCGCGAGCGGCTCGTTTGGACTGTGGACTTGCGCCCAGCATGAAACTGATGGTCGACATCACGCCCGATCTCGTCGCCGCCATGGCCGCCGAGGTGAAGGCAGGCGAAAAGGCCGTCACAGCAGCCATGCGCGAAGCCGGGACCGAGTTGATGTCTTCGTGGCGTATGCAGATCACTGGCGCGGGGCTCGGGCGACGGCTCGCGGGCTCGATCCGCAACCAGACCTTCCCGCACGCTGGCGAAAGCCTCGATGCCGCCGCGCTGGTCTGGTCCAAAGCCCCGGTCATCGTGGGCGCCCATGACACTGGCCCGCTGATCCGCTCGAAAGAAGGGTTCTACCTAGCGATCCCGACCGAAGCTGCGGGCCGAGGCCTGCGCGGTCGTCGGATCACCCCGGGCGAATGGGAGCGGCGGCGCGGTTTGCGCCTGCGCTTCGTCTATCGCCGCCGAGGTCCGAGCCTGCTCGTCGCTGACACCGCTCGCATCAACAAACGCGGCCAGGCGGTGGCATCGCGCTCGAAAACCGGCCGCAACCAGGTCACCGCTCCTATCTTCCTGTTGGTGCCGCAGGTGAAATTGCCGAAACGGCTGAACCTTGGTCGTGATGCAGACCGGGCGCTCGACAGTGTGCCGGGGTTGATCGTGGCGAACTGGGTTGAACCCCGGATCTGACGACGGTGGTCGACATGCGTCCTGCGTTGGCATATATTGCCAACATCAAGCATGGAGGCGCATATGGCCACGCGAAATGTTGTTCTGACCGACACCCAATCCGACCTGGTCGACCGGCTGGTCGCGTCGGGGCGCTATCAGAATGCCTCCGAGGCTTTGCGGGCAGGCCTGCGGCTGCTCGAACGCGAGGAGACCGAGCTGGGAGAATTGCGTGCACGCCTGACGTCCGGCCTTGAGGACGCGCGACGGGGTGATCTGGCCGAAGGGTCTGGCGAGGACGCCGTGCGTCGCGCATTCGCTGGTGCTCGGAAAAAGTCCTGATGCCGAGGCCATGGCGGCTGACGCGGGCGGCGGAAACTTCTCTGATCGACATCGCGCGCTGGACCTTTGAGACCTTCGGGCTGCGACAAGCTGATGCCTATGAAGAAGACCTGATCGCCAAATGTCGTGATATCGCGGCCGGCACTGCCTTGTCGCAGGATTGCCGCCGTCTGATCGATCCGGATCTGGCCGAGGATCTGCGGTTTGCGCGCTGCGGTCAGCACTTCATCGTGTTTATCGAGGATCCAGATCAGGTGATCATCATCGACTTCCTGCACAGCCGGTCCGACCTGCCGGGAAAGCTGGCGGCGCTGCAGGGTCCAAAACCCGACCGCAACCGCTGAGGCCTTCGGGGCCTTGGTGAAACTGGAAACACCAATGCCCAGCCCTCGCGAAACCATCCTCGCCGCGCTGCACGCGCGGCTTTCAGTGTTGCACGCCACTGCCTTGCGCGGCGAAGTGCTACCCGAACGCATCCCCGCCGATGGTCTGCTAATCCTGCGCGATGGCGAACCGGGGGAGCCTGAAGTCACGCTCTCGCCGTTGCGCTACCACTATGAGCACCGCGCCGAGATTGAAGCGGTTGTTCAGAGCACTGACCGTGACGCCGCCTTCGACACGCTGATCGCAAGCATCGGCGCTGCGATTACCGCCGACCGCACCCTTGGTGGGCTTTGCGACTGGGCCGAGGCCGAAGCGCCGCAGCCGGTCGATCTACCCGTGGAAGGCGCGGCGGCCCTGAAGGCAGCCGTCATTCCGGTGGTGCTGCATTATTCAACGGCCGATCCGCTGGCCTGACACCCCAACACTCAGGAGAACGACATGGCACGAGCCCAAGGGGCGCGGGCGCAGATGGCGCTTGCGTTCGAGACGACCTATGGAACACCGCCCGTCGGCGGTTTCACCAAAATGCCCTTTGCCAGCACGTCGCTGGGATCGGAACAGCCGCTGCTGAACAGCGAACTGCTGGGCTACGGTCGCGATCCGCTGGCGCCCATCAAGGATGCGGTGACGGCGGATGGTGATGTCGTGGTGCCAATCGACGCCGAGGCCTTCGGCTTCTGGCTCAAGGCGGCCTTCGGTGATCCCACGACCACCGGTGCGGCGGCACCCTATACCCATGAATTCCAGTCCGGATCGTGGACGCTGCCATCAATGTCCATCGAGACTGCCATGCCCGAGGTGCCGCGCTTTGCCATGTATTCCGGCTGCGTGCTGGATCAGCTGACCTGGCAGGTGCAGCGCTCTGGCCTGCTGACGGCAACCGCCCGGTTGGTGGCGCAAGGCGAGACCATCGCCACGGCCACCAGCGCAGGCACACCCGCCGGTCTGGCTCTGCAGCGCTTCGGCCATTTCAACGGGGCGATCAGCCGGAATGGCAGCGCGCTGGGCAATGTGGTCTCAGCGGAAATCACCTATGCCAACAATCTCGACCGGATCGAGACCATCCGCAGCGATGGCAAGATCGACGGGGCTGACCCGTCCATTGCCGCGCTGACCGGCCGGATCGAGGTGCGCTTTGCAGACCAGACGCTGGTGGATCAGGCGATCAACGGTGACCCGTGCGAGATCAGCTTTGCCTATGTCCTGCCCTCGGGCGAGAGTTTCACCTTCACCGTGCACGCCGTCTATCTACCGCGTCCCCGGATCGAGATTTCTGGGCCGCAGGGCGTGCAGGCCACCTTCGACTGGCAAGCGGCGAAGGCCGTCAGCCCCGCCCGCATGTGCACCGCAACCCTGATCAACGACATCGAGGTCTATTGATGCTCCGACTGAACCTGACCGCCGCTCCTGAATGGCTGGAGCTTGCCCCCGGCCTGCGCTTGCAGGTGGCACCCCTGACCACCGCGCTGATGGTCTCCGCCCGCGCCGATCCCGCCATCGAGGCCATGCCCGAGGAGGCCTCCCAGGAGGAGCTGGCGCTGGCCATGGCCAAATCCGTCGCCCGCCGTGCGGTGCTGGCCTGGGAGGGTGTGGGCGACGATGCGGGTGAAGCCGTGCCTGTCACGCCTGACAACATCGACGCCTTGCTGGAGGTCTGGCCGGTCTTTGAAGCCTTCCAGACCCAATATGTCGCGAGGGGTCTGCTGCTGGAACAGGAAAAAAACGTCTCCGCGCCCGCGCCGAATGGTCCTTCGACGGGGGCGACAGCTACTGCGCGGCCTGTAAAGCGACGTGCGAAACCTGCCCCGCGCGGCTGAACCAGCCCCTGACCTTTGAGGGCTGGCAGGTCTGGGATCTGGTCGGTCGTCTTGGTGGGCAGTTGCGCGTCGTGCCTGGCGCAGTGCTGGGCTGGGACATGGGCGCAGCCATGGCTTTGGCCCGCGCGTTGGGCATCGACACTCTGATCGCCGCCGAACTGCTGCCCGAGATCGAGGCGGTGATGGTGCGTAAGCTCAACGAACAGATGGAAGGACGCCGTGATGGCTGAAAAACGGGTCTCCGTCCGCCTTGTGGCGACGGGTGGACGCCAAGTGCGCGCCGAGCTGGAAGGTGTCGGAGAAGCCGGAGCGCGCGGGTTTGGCCGTCTGTCGCGCGAGATGGATCTGGCCAATGCCCGCGTGGCGGCCTTTGCCCGTCGCGCCACGCTGGCGGCCGCTGCAGCCACGGCGGCCCTGGCCGCTGCCGGGGCTGCGATGATCCGCTCCGGGTTGCAGAATGTCGATGCGCAGGCGAAGCTCGCGCAATCGCTCGGGACGACCGTTGCCTCGATCCAGCCACTAGAGCGCGCGGGCGAGTTGGCAGGCGTGTCGATGTCCGGGATCGAGCAGGCGACCAAGGACCTGACGCGGCGGTTGAGCCAGGCGGCCGCCGGGACCGGACCTGCTGCTGATGCACTGGACAGGCTGGGGCTATCGGCCAATGAGCTGATCGCCCTGCCATTGGACCAGCGTGTTGGGGCGATCAACGCGGCCATTGAGGATTTCGTGCCAGTGGCTGAGCGCGCCGCTATCGCCGGGCAGCTGTTTGGCGAAGAAGGCTCCATCGCAATGTCGCGCATCGACACCGCGACGCTACGCCAGGCGACCGAGGATGTGCTGGCCTTTGGCGTCGTGGTCTCCGAACAGGACGCCGACCAGATCGAGCGGACGAACGATGCGATCTCCCGTCTTGGCCTGATCTGGCGCAGCGTCTCGAACCAGCTGGCGGTGGCCGCCGCCCCGGCGCTGGAGGCGGTGGCAAATGCACTGGCCAGCGTCGCGCGGACCACCGGGCCGCTGGGCATCGCCATTCGCGGGCTCTTTGACAATATCGGGCGTCTGACCACCTATGCCGCGACCTTCGCGGGTCTCATGGCAGGCCGTTGGGTGGCGGGCATGGCGGCAGCTGCGTTGTCCGTGCGCGGGGTCGCCACGGCGCTGGTCATGTTGCGCGGGGCGCTGATCCGCACCGGCATCGGCGCATTGATCGTCGGCGCGGGCGAGCTGGTGTTCCAGTTCACGCGTCTCATGTCGGGCGCAGGTGGCTTCGGCGAGGCTATGGGCTTGCTCAAAGACGTCGCCGTCGAGGTCTGGAACCGGATATCGCTCAGCGCGGTCGCTGCATGGGCACGGGTGGAAAGCAGCTGGGCCACAGCACAGGCCGGTATTTATGACGGGTTACAAACGGCGACGGACGCCGTGACCCGCTGGGCCAACGCCACGATCAACACCTTCGAGGGCGCGTTTCTGGCGGTACAGGCCATCTGGGGCGCGCTGCCGGAGGTGTTCGACCGGATTGGGACGCTCGCGATCAATGGCCTCGTCGAGGTGATGGAAACCGGGATTGCCGGGGTCACCGAGGCGATCAACACCGTGCTGACCCTTGGCGGGCGGCGGCCCGATTGGGCCATCGCAGCGCCGGATCTGTCGGCGTGGAAATCCGTCGTGCCCGAGGCCGTCGATCTGGGCGACCGAGCCCGCGCGGCCTACGACTGCGCCTTCGCGGATGATCCTTTCGAAGCGCCAGACCTCTTTGGCGGCATGGCCGAGGGCGCGCGCGGTCGGGCAGCGGGGTATTCCGAGGCGGCGGGGATGCTCTCGGACGCAGCCGCACGGCCCATGACCGCTTGGCAGGCCCTGCGCGACGCGATGCGCGGCAGCGATGAGGACGGTGCGGATGCGCTGACCGAAGCGACAGCCGCCGCCGACCGTCTGGAGGCCGCCCTTGGTGAGGCCGGAAGCGCTGCTACAGATGCGGGAGCTGCGGCCGGAGCTGCGGCGGCGGCCGCGACACCTGACACCAATGCCGCCGCCACTGGCTGGCAAGCGATCACGGCGGCGCTGTCGGATTACGCCAGCAAGGCCCGTGAGATTGGCGGCGATATCGGCCAGAGCCTGGTCGGGGCGTTCCAGTCGGCTGAGAACGCGGTGGGCCAGTTCGTGAAGACCGGAAAGCTGGATTTCCGCGATCTCACCACTTCGCTGCTGGCTGATCTCGCCAAGCTGGCGGCGCGGCGGTTCATCTTGGGACCAATCGCCAATGCGCTTTCTGGCGCGCTTGGCGGCATTGGCGGCGGGATCTTCGCTGACATCCTGCATGCGGGTGGCATGGTCGGGGCTGCAGGGCAAAGCCGCATGGTTCCGGCGATGGCCTTTGCCGCTGCGCCCCGGATGCATTCCGGCGGCGTCGCCGGTCTGCGTCACGATGAAGTCCCGGCCATCTTGCAGCGGGGTGAGCGGGTGCTGTCGCGTCGTGAGGCCCAGAGCTATGGCGGGGGTGGCGGTGTCAACGTCACCATCATGGCCCGCGACGCCGAGAGCTTCCGCCAATCGCGCACCCAAGTCGCCGCTGACATTGCCCGCGCGGTCTCGCTGGGCCGGAGGGGCATGTGAGTGCGACACCGCAAGTGGAAACCGGTTGTGGGGACCAGAGCACGAACGAAGGAGAGACTTGATGGCGTTCCACGAGATCCGGTTTCCCGACAACATCAGCCGGGGCGCGCGCGGCGGGCCGGAGCGGCGGACGCAGATCGTCGAGCTCGCTTCCGGCGATGAGGAACGCAACGCCAGCTGGGCGAACAGCCGCCGCCGCTATGATGTCGCCTACGGCATTCGCCGCGCAGACGATTTGGCGGCGGTCGTGGCCTTCTTTGAGGCCCGCAACGGTCGGCTGCATGGATTTCGCTTCAAGGACTGGGGTGACCACAAGTCCTGCCTGCCCTCGGGAACGCCATCAGCCACGGATCAGGTAATTGGCACCGGCGATGGGACGATGACCGCCTTCCAGCTGGTCAAACACTACGCTTCGGGCACTCAGACCTGGACCCGGACGATCACCAAGCCGGTGGCGGGAACCGTGCGCATCGCGCTTGACGGCAACGCGCAGTCCTCCGGTTGGTCCGTCGACACCACGACTGGCGTTATCACCTTCGGCACCGCACTGGGCTCCGGCGTCGTTATCACCGCAGGCTTCGAATTTGACGTGCCCGTCCGCTTCGACAGTGACGCCCTCGATGTGACGCTCGACCTCGAGCGGCTCGGCTCCTTCACCTCCATTCCACTGCTGGAGATCCGCAGATGAAGACCCTCACCCCTGATCTTCAGGCCCATCTCGACGAGGGCACAACCACGCTGGCCTGGTGTTGGCGGATCACGCGGGCCGATGGCGTCACCTTCGGCTTCACCGATCACGACCGGACGCTCCGCTTCGATGGCACCGATTTTGAACCCGAGAGCGGCCTGACGGCGTCCGAGGTGCGTTCCGGCTCGGACCTGTCCGTCGATGCGCAGGACGCAGAGGGCGTGCTGACTTCGGACCGCATCACCGAGACCGACATTCTCGACGGCCGCTGGGACAACGCCGAGGTTGAGGTCTGGCGGGTGAACTGGGCGGACACCGGCCAGCGCGTCCTGCTGCGGCGCGGCGCCATCGGCCAGATCCGGCGCGGGCGGTTGGCCTTTGTGGCCGAGGTCCGGAGCCTTGCCCATGTGCTGGGGCAGACAGTCGGGCGGACGTTTCAGGCGACCTGCGATGCGGCGCTCGGGGATGCGCGCTGCGGGGTTGATCTGAGCAACCCGGTCTACAGGGGCCTCGGGACAGTGACCAATCTCCAGCGCGACCGGGCATTTTTGGCAGCGGGGCTGGGCGGTTTCACCTTTGGTTGGTTCGCGTTTGGCACGGTGGAGTGGACCAGCGGGGCGAATGCCGGGCGGCGCGCTGAAGTGATCGCCCATGATGTCATCGATGGCGACGCGGTTCTGACGCTGCTGGAAGCGCCGGTGCGGCCCATTGCTGAGGGCGACGGCTTCGTTGTCCGCGCGGGCTGCGACAAGCGGATCGAAACCTGCGGCGCGAAGTTCGCCAATACCGCCAACTTCCGGGGCTTCCCGCACATCCCCGGCCAGGACACGATCCTGCGCTATGCCAACAAGGACGGTGGGCATGAAGGCGGTGTGTTGTGAACGCAAATCCCGAGCGCGTCATCACCGCTGCCCGCAAATGGCTGGGCACGCCATACCACGACCAGGCCAGCCTGCGCGGCGTTGGCTGCGACTGTCTCGGGCTCGCCCGGGGCGTCTGGCGCGAGGTCGTCGGCCCCGAGCCATTCCCGATCCCACCCTATAGCCGCGATTGGGGCGAGACCGGCCCGCGCGAAGTGTTGGCAGAAGGGGCGCGCGCCATGATGATCGAAGTTTCGCCTGCAGAGGTCAGTCCCGGCGCGCTGATTCTTTTCCGCATGGCCCCTCGCGCCATTGCCAAGCATGTGGGCATCCTCACGGGGCCTGGCACCTTCCTCCACGCCTATGAGCGCCTTGGCGTGATCGAGGAACCGCTCACTCCCGCTTGGCGGCGGCGCATTGCCTTCGCCTTTCTGTTCCCGCAACCCTGAGGGTCTGACATGGCCAGTCTTGTTCTCGGTGCCGCTGGCGCTGCCATCGGCGGCAGCATTGGCGGTGCGATCCTCGGCGTCAGTGCCTTTACCATCGGCGGCTTTGTCGGCTCCACCATCGGCTCGGTCGTGGACAGCTGGATCATCTCCTCGCTCGCCCCCACCCAGCGGATCGAGGGCGCGCGGATGGACAATCTGCGCATCACCTCAGCCACTGAAGGGGCTGTGATCCCGCGCCTTTACGGGCGCATGCGGATCGGTGGCAATATCATCTGGGCGACGGATTTCCGCGAGGAAACCAAGACCACTACGCAAGGCGGCGGCAAGGGCGGCGGCGGAGGTGGCAAGGTTCAAAGCTCCGAGTATTTCTATTTTGCCTCCTTCGCGGTGGCGCTCTGCGAAGGCCCGATTACCGGCATCGGCCGCATCTGGGCCGACGGTAAATTGTTGGACACCGCCGGTGTCACATGGCGCTGGTATCCGGGCGATGAAGCGCAGATCGTCGATCCGTTCATGTCGGCCAAGATGGGCGCGTCGGGCACACCCGCCTATCGCGGCACCGCCTATGTCGTCTTCGAGGATCTGCCGCTGGGCGATTACGGCAACCGCATCCCGCAGATGAGCTTCGAGGTGTTCCGCCCGCTGGCGGACCCAGACACGGCGGAGGGGCTGACCCGCGCCGTCACCATGATACCCGCATCGGGCGAGTTTAGCTATGCAACCGAAGGCATCCGCAGGGGCAGTGGCGGCGCGCAAACGCCCGAAAACCTCAACGCGGTATCTGACACCGCCGACATGGTGGTGGCGCTGGACCGGCTGCAGGCCATGGCGCCGAAGGTCGAAAGCGTCAGCCTCGTGGTTGCCTGGTTCGGCGACGATCTGCGGGCAGGCACTTGCAAGGTGCGGCCCGGCGTCGAGGTCTTGGAGAAGACCACCACACCCGAGGATTGGTCGGTCAACGGCGTCAGCCGCGCCAACGCTTTCCTCGTGAGTCGCGATGATCAGGAGCGCCCGGTCTATGGCGGCACGCCTGCTGATTTCGCCGTGGTCCAGGCGATCAAGGAGATGAAAGCGCGCGGGCTGCGCGTGACGCTCTACCCGTTTATCCTGATGGATGTGCCTGCGGATAACACGCTGCCAAACCCATATTCCGACAATGCCGCCGAGACCGGCCAGCCTGCGTTTCCATGGCGCGGGCGGATTACATGCTCGCCTGCTGCAGGCTACGCGGGCACCGTGGACAAGACCCCCACCGCTGCAAGTCAGGTCGCGGCGCTGTTCGGCACGGCCACACCGGCAAACTTCAGCGTCTCGGGTCAGTCGGTTTCGTGGACCGGGCCCTCCGGCAACTGGGGCCTGCGGCGCATGGTGCTGCATTACGCCCATCTCTGCGCGGCGGCGGGCGGGGTCGACGCCTTCCTGATTGGCACCGAGATGCCGGGGCTGACGACGATCCGCTCGGGTGCCAGCACCTATCCTGCAGTGCAGGCCTATCGGGATCTTCTCGCCGATGTCCGCTCGATCCTCGGGTCCAGCACAAAGATCGGCTATGCGGCGGACTGGTCGGAATACTTCGGGCACCAGCCGGGCGATACCTCTGGCGACGTATTCTTCCACCTCGATCCGCTCTGGGCTGATCCGGAGATCGATTTCGTCGCGATCGACAACTACATGCCGCTGTCGGACTGGCGCGACGGGTTCGGGCACGCGGATGGTGAGGGGGCAAGCGCCATCGGTTCGAGCGAGCCCCCGAACGAAGGCTGGCCTGCGATCTACGACCGGGCCTATCTGCAGAGCAACATCGCGGGCGGAGAAGGCTTCGATTGGTTCTACGTCTCAGAGGCGGATCGCGCAGGCCAGATCCGCACCCAGATCAGTGATGGAGCGTTCGGAAAGCCTTGGGTCTTTCGCTACAAGGATCTGCGCAATTGGTGGTCCAACCCGCATTATAACCGTCCGGGCGGTGTGGAGAGCGCGACACCCACAGCGTGGGTGCCGCAATCAAAACCGATCTGGTTCACCGAGCTGGGCTGTCCCGCCATCGACCGGGGCACCAACCGGCCCAACGTGTTTTTCGACCCGAAGTCGTCCGAGAGCATAACGCCCTATTTCTCGCGCGGCTGGCGCGATGATACGATCCAGCGGGCCTATCTTGAGGCCACCTATCTGTTCTGGGGCGATGCCGCGAACAACCCGGTGTCACCGGTCTATGGCGGGCCCATGGTGCATGTCCCCGAATGCGCCGCCTGGACATGGGACGCGCGGCCCTATCCGTTCTTTCCCGAACTCACAGACGTCTGGACCGATGGCGCGAACTGGCGGCTGGGGCATTGGCTGAACGGTCGTCTCGGAGCCGTCGCGCTGGCCGCCCTCGTGCGCCACCTATGCCTGCGCGCCGGTATGTCGGAAAGCCGGATCGACGTCACAGGTCTCTGGGGCGCGGTGGAGGGCTACGCCATCGGTGCGCTGGAGTCCCCGCGTGCCTCGATCACCACCTTGTCGCGCCACTTCGGCTTTGATGCGGTGGAAACCGAAGGCGTGATCCGCTTTGTGATGCGCGGCCGCGCTGCGGTGGCAAACGTGGCTCATGACGATCTGGTCGCCGCCCGAGAGGGGGATGTGCTGGAACTGACCCGCGCGCAGGAAACCGAACTGCCACAGGCCTTGAAGTGGCAGGTGGCCCGCGCCGATGAGGATTACGACGCCGCCCTCGTCGAGGCGCGGCGCATCACCGTGGACACGACGCGCATTGCCTCAGAGTCCTTCCCGATGGCGGTGCCACCGGAGGAGGCCGAGCGCCGCTGCCGCCGGGCCCTGATGGAAGCGTGGACCGGGCGGGAGACCGCAGCGTTTCGCTTGCCACCATCACGCTTGGCGCTTGATCCGGCAGATGTCGTGACGCTGGCCCATGACGGACGGGATATCCCGCTGCGGCTGGTCTCCATCGCCGATGCAGAGGCTCGCGGCATCGAGGCCGTCCGTCAGGACCGCGAAGCCCATGATCTGCCACCCGGATCGCCCCGACCGTCGTCCGTCGTGTTCGGAGCGCCCGAAGTGGTGCTCATGGATCTGCCGCAACTGACCGAAGGCCAACCGCCGCACTGCCCTCTGATCGCCACACACGCGGTCCCGTGGCCTGGCGAGATGGCGGTGTTCCGCAGCCCGTCGATGGATGGGTTTGAGCTGTTGACCACGTTCGGCAGCCGCGCCCGCATCGGGACATTGGTCTCGGATTTCTTCGCGGGTCCGACCTCACGCTTTGATCTCGGCAATGCGCTGGTGGTCGATCTGCTGACTGGCACGCTGGAGGGCGTCACCGACCTCACGCTGTTCGGCGGTGCCAATGCGCTGGCCATCGAGAGCGCGCCGGGTGTCTGGGAGGTCGTGCAGGCGGGCGCTCCCGAATTGATCGCGCCGGGGCGCTACCGGCTGAGGCGCTTGCTGCGCGGACAGCGCGGTACGGAAGGTGCAATGGCCAATCCGGCACCGGCGGGTGCCCGGGTTGTGGTGCTGGATGAGGCTCTGACAACCTTGCCCATCGCGGAGGCCGATCTCGGGCTGCCGTGGAACTGGCGCATCGGCCCCGCGAGCCGCCCAGTCAGCGATGAGACCTATGTTGCCCGGAGCTTTGCGCCCGCAGGCGTTGGGCTAAGGCCCTTTTCCGTGGCCCATGTGGAGCAGCCATGGCGCAGACCGCGCACGCGCGGCGATCTGACGATCCGCTGGACGCGACGGTCCCGCGCTCTTTCCGCCGACAGCTGGGGCGCTGTGGAGGTGCCGCTGGCTGAAGAACTGGAAGCCTACGAGATCGAGATCCTTGATGGTGCAGAGGTCAAACGCACGCTGAGCGCGACTACGACGAGCGTCATCTACACTGCCGCCCAGCAAACCGCCGATTGGGGTGCGCCGCTCGGGCTCGGTTCTACGCTCCGCATCAGCATCTATCAGCTCTCTGCCCTGATCGGGCGGGGGGCGGCCAAAACCATCACACTCCAACTCTGAGGGCAATTTCATGTCTGATACGACCACCAATCTGCTGCTCCCGTACATCCTGGCGGCGCAGGCCCAGAAGCATGTCACCCACAACGAGGCCCTGCGACTGCTCGACGGGCTCGTGCAGCTTTCTGCCCTCGACCGCGATCTGACAGCGCCACCGGGAAGTCCTGCCGATGGCGACCGCCATATCGTGGCCAGCGGTGCGACGGGCGATTGGGCGGGCTGGGACCTGAACGTGGCGCTGTTCACCGATGGGGCCTGGCTGCGCCTGCCGCCCCGGACCGGCTGGCGTGCATGGATCGAGGACGAAGGGCTGCTGTTGGTATACGACGGCTTAGAGTGGATCAGCACGACGCCTGCGTCGCTGCAGAACATGGCGCTCCTCGGGATTGGCACGACGGCGGATGCGTCGAATCCGTTCTCGGCCAAGCTGAACGCCGCGCTCTGGACGGCAAAGACCGTGGCCGAGGGTGGGACCGGCGATCTGTTCTACACCATGAACAAGGAGGCTGCGGGCGACGATCTCGGTTTGACGCTGCAGAGCGGCTTCGTGACGAAAGCGCTGGTGGGGCTGTTCGGCTCGGACAGGTTCCGCGTGGCGGTCTCCGCCGACGGCAGCGCCTTCTTCGACGGCCTTAGTGTGGACAACGCCACCGGCATCGTCCACCAGCCCCGCCTGCCGCGCTTCAAGGCCTGGACGAATTACGACAATTACGTGGGCGTCGGCACCTGGACGAAAATCGGGCTGAACAACACCGACTACAACGATCAGGGCGCGTTCGACGCCGGGACAAACCTGTTCACCGCCCCAGCGGACGGGACCTACCTCTTCGGGGCGACGCTGCTCTACAAGGTCAATTCCAGCACTGCAGCCCGCATGCGCGGACGGCTGGTGCTGAACGGCGCGACCGACGTCCGGGGCTCCTACGGCGAGATTAGCGGCGCGCATGTCTCAGGCGCGACCGCGCTCTGGCTGCAGACGATGGTGCCGTTAACGGCAGGCGATACCGTCGAACTGCAGGGCACCTTCCGCGCGCAGGAGGGGTACTTTGCCGCCGATCAGACCTCCCTTTGGGGCTGCAAGATCGGCTGAAATCTTACCGCAGATCATCGAAAGAAATTTCCATGACAGACCGAAACTCCCTCGCGCAGGAGGTCGGCACGGCCTTCCGCGACCATGGCCTGACCGCCGCGATCACAGCCCTGATCGGCGGCACCATCGCCCTGTTGGCCTCCGTGGCGCGCAAGGCCTTCACCAACGACGCCATGCTCGCCCGGCTTGACCGCGAACTGTTGGCCGAGCGCAACCGCATCGAGCGTCAGCGCGCCGAGGACCGCAAGACCGACGCCGAACGGCTGGCACGGATTGAAGCCGACATCCGCGCCATGCGCGCCCTGATGTTCGAGGCGTTCCAGCGCGGTGGCGGCGACTGACAATCCGCGCTCATCATCGACCCTTACCCCGACCGCCTCTGTGGCGGTTTTTTCGTTTCCGGAGGACACCATGACCACAACATTCTACGACCATTGGCGCGACGTGCCGGAGAAAGCCTGGCGCTGGCCCAATTTCTCGCCCGCCGAAATTGCCTGTCGCGGCACCGGCAAGCTGCTAATCAACGAACCGGCGCTGGACAAGTTGCAGGCGCTGCGGGATCGGCTCGGCAAACCTCTGATTGTGCGGTCCGCCTATCGCAGCCAGGAACACAACCGCGCTGTCAGGGGTGCCACCCGGTCGAAGCACATAGACGGCGCGGCTTTCGACATCGCAATGTCGAACCACGACCCGGTAGCTTTCGAGGCTGCGGCGCGCGAGGTCGAATTCCTCGGCTTCGGCTTCTACCCGCGATCGGGGTTCATCCATGTCGATCTTGGCCCGTCGCGCCAATGGGGCGACCGCTTCCCGGTGCGGGCGACTGCCTTCGCCGAGGACACGCCGCCTGTGCGCGAGGTGCTGGCGCAAAGCCGCACCATGAAAGGTGGCGGGGCAGCCGGTGTGGCGACACTGGGCGCGGCCGGGGTGGAGGTCGCGCAGTCGGTGCTGACCGAGACGCAGACCGCCATCCTGCCGCTGGTCCCGTATCTCGACACGTTGCGCTGGGTGTTCATCGCGGTGGCTCTCGTGGGCGTCGCGGTCACGATCTATGCTCGCCTCGACGACTGGAAGCAGTGGCGGCGGTGACTTTAGTGTGGCAACCGCCCCATCCCGAGATTTGCGAGGACACCTTGCGCCTGGCCCCGATCAGTCGAGCGCCTCCAGCGTGACGTTGAAGCTGCCCGATACCGGAACGCCGTCAGACATGTCGATAGTCTCTCCCCTGTTTTCCGAGGGCCCCAGCATGCCCATAAGACTACCGGTCATGCGCAGTGTGGCACCCTCGACCTCGTGGCTGTCGAGTGTGACTTGCAATCCGCCCCGGTTCGATTCCTCGAATGCCCAGAGCCGTTTCATCAGCGTGCCATCCTCGAAGCGCCACAGGGTCATCTCCGGGGCGCTGGCGGTCCAGTCCAGCGCGTCGAAACTCAGTCCCACCACAACGTTTTCTCTGCCATCTTCGTCGAGGCTGCGGGCATCGATCCAGATATAAGGTCGGCGTTCGCTGCCATTCCAGTCACTTTCCTCTGATAGCGGCACGATCCACGCTTCGCCGGCGATTGTCAGGGTGATCTCGCCCGAGCTTTGCGCTAAGCTCGGCGTGCTCAGGCCCATGGTGATCACGAGGCCGAGCAATGGTGCCGTTCTGAGAGTCAT